CCAAATGGTATGGATTCACTATATTATAAAACTTATGAGCAATCAAAAGCTAAGAAGAATAATTTTAATATAGTTGAGATGAAGTGGTATGAGGATTTAAGGTATAATAAAGATTTGCGATGGATTAAAGATGAAACTGAAACACCAGAAATAGAATTTTCATTTAATTCATATAGGATGATGATTGCTCAGGGGTATAAACCAACATCTTCGTGGTATGAAGAAATGTGTAGGGGTATGAATAATGATGCTAGAATGATAGCACAAGAATTAGATGTTTCTTTTATTGGTTCTGGGGGTAACGTCATATCTGAGGCTGATATACAAGCACAAGAATTAATTAACGTACAAGAACCAATTTATTATGCTGGAAGTGAAAAAGAAATTTGGGTTTGGAAAAAACCAGAGGAAGGTCATCAATATGTATTAGGTGCTGACGTTAGTCGTGGTGATGGTGAGGATTCCTCAACAATTGTTATTTTAGACGTAACGACAATGGAAGAAGTTATGGAATATCGAGGTAAAATTCAACCCGATTTATTGGCACAATTAATTGAAGAATATGGTGAAATGTATAAGGCTTATTCTGTGATTGATATTACGGGTGGTATGGGGGTATCAACTGTATTAAAATTACTTGAATTTGATTTCAAGCGTTTGCATTATGATACACCAAATGGTAAGATATTATCAACCAAACAGAGACAAATGGATGCATTTAAGAAAAATGATAAAATACCAGGGTTACAAGTTTCTGGTATTCGTCTAGCATTAATATCAAATTTTGAAGAAAAAATAAGAAATAATATTGTTAAGGTTAGGTCAACAAGATTAATAAATGAAATGAAAACATTTGTTTATAAAAATGGTAGACCAGACCATATGGATGGATATCATGATGATTTAATTTTTGCACTTGGTATGTGTCTTTGGGTTATTGAGCATTCATTTAAAAATTTAGAAAGACTTGAAAAACAAACAAAGGCAATGTTAAGTAGTTGGGTCAGTTCAACACAAATAGATGATAATGAAAAACAATTAATAAACGCTGGGAATAACTTTGTTCCTCGCGAATTAAGAAATAAGGCATCAATAGCTAAACCTAAATTTAGCCCTATTGTTGCTAAAAACATGCAAGACCCAACAGGTCAATATATGTGGTTATTTAGTGGAACAAAATGAGTTTAGAACCAAAAAAATTAGGTGAATTTGGGATGAAACAATATACTTGGGATTTGTATACTTGGACACCAGATAGAAGCATAAAAAAAACAAATTTACAATCTCCGAAAGTTAAGAATAGCTTTTGTAACGCAACAGCTGGTTCACAAGGTGAGGATTGGATTACAACGTATGTATATACCTCAACAATAAATAAGTTTAATGGGTTAGTTGTACATAGCGCATATGTAGAGTGTGACTACGTAGAATAACCATTTATTTTATTAATAAAAAGTTTATATTTAAGAAAAAAAGTATGGCACAACAAAATTTAACAGTTTTCCAAAGATTAGGTCAAATGATTGGCCCTTATGGACTAACAAAACAAGATACAAAAAAACAATCATCACCACAAAGATATAATATTGGTAACGAAGTTTTATTAAAAACTGATGATAAAAAAGCATATGAAACTGCAAAACTTCAAGCGCAACAAAATAAATACTTAGGTCAAGTTTGGAAAAAGGTTGAGCATGGTCTTTTTCAACAAGCGATAAACTATGAAACAACTAGAATTGGGTCCTACTCTGATTTTGAAGCGATGGAATTTTATCCAGAAATTGCTGCTGCTTTAGATATTATGATGGAAGAATCAACAACAGTTAATTCTAATGGTAGAATGATAAATGTTTATTCTGATAGCACTAGGGTAAAAACAATTATTGAAGACTTGTTATTTAATCGTTTAGATATTCATACTTCATTACCTATGTGGACAAGAAATACTCCAATACGTGAAGATAGCATTATACCATTATTAGACGGCACTGAAATTACTATCAAGGAACTATCTAATAGAGTTAAAAATGGTGAAGAAATATGGTCTTATGCAATTCAAGATGTTACCAAAGCGATTGTACCAAGTAAAATAATTTGGTGTGACCTTACTAGAAAGGATAGTGAATTATATCGAGTAACACTTGATGATGGTTCATATATTGATACAACACCAGACCATGAATATATGCTTAGAGATGGTTCATATAAAAGAGCTGATGAATTAACTGAAGGACAGTCTTTAATGCCTTTTTATACTCGAATAAGTGATAAAAAACAAGATAGGATTACGGGATATGAAAAAGTTTATAACCCAGCTACTGGTCAGTATAAATTTACTCATACAATGGTTGCACATGAATGTGTTAGAAATTTAGAATATGAAAAGACTGTAGGTGGTCAATTTGATACTCACCATAAAAATTTTAATAAAAAAAATAATCATCCTAATAATTTAGAACGATTAACACATTCTGAGCATTTTAAATTACATTGTGACCATTACGAAAAAATACTTGGTAATCCTGAGGTGATTAAAAAAAGAATGGAAGGTATTGACAGATATCTTAGGTCTGATAAAAGAAGACAAAGGCTATCAGAAGAAATGAAAGGAAAATATCCTAAATATTTTGAAGAGTATAATGGTAGTGAATTACATAATAGACATAATACAATCAGGTCCGAAAAGATGCTTAACACATGGGCTTCTGAAAAATACAAGAAAGAGACAAGAGAGTTAATGACTATCAACCTAACCAATGATTCATTTAATCATATAGTGGACATTTTAAAAGCATCAGAAGAGTTTATAGGTATAAATAAACTAAGTAAAATACTTAAGACTGATAATACATTCGTAAATTTATTCTCTGATGGTTATAATCTTAGAAAATCTCCAGTAAAGGCTATTAATCCAACAACACTTAGTAAAATGATTAAAAGAAAGTCTGGAATGGAATATTTTGACTTCCTTTATTCAATTAAACCTGAAATAGTATTAGATGGTACCTATGTTAAAGCTAAAGCGATTTCAACTAGTAAAATTAATAAAGTTCTTAATCATAAAGTCGTTTCGGTTGTAAGATTAACCGAAACTTCTGACGTGTATTGCTTAGAAGCAGTAGGACCAAATGGAGAACATGATAGACATAATTTTCCAGTATGTGGAAAACAACTTATTGATAATCAAATTGTTAGAAATGGAGTTTTTGTTTCCAACTGTAAATACGGTGATAATTTCGTTTATCTACACATTGATGATAAGAATGGTGTTTTAGGTGCAAGACAAATGCCAAATTATGAAATGGAGCGTAGAGATGGTAATCTATTTGATATCTTAACACAAAAGGGGGATTTAGATTCAAAAACAGATAGGACTAAATTTTATTGGAGAGGACGTGATGTAGAGTTTAATTCTTGGCAAATGGCACACTTTAGACTTCTTGGTGATGATAGAAGATTACCATATGGTACATCAATGCTTGAAAAAGCAAGACGTATATGGAAACAATTATTATTATCTGAGGATGCTATGTTAGTATATCGTGTTACTAGAGCACCAGAAAGAAGGATTTATAAGATATATGTTGGTAATATTGATGATAAAGACGTTGAGGCATACGTAAATGAAATCGCTAATAGATTTAAACGTGCACCTATGGTTGACCCACAAACAGGTCAAGTAGATTTAAGGCTTAATCAATTATCAAATGACCAAGATTATTTCATTCCAGTTAGAAGTGAAGATGCACCAAACCCAATTGATACATTGCCTGGTGCGGCAAATCTTGACCAAATAGCCGACATTGAGTATTTACAGAAAAAATTATTTACAGCACTTAGGGTTCCTAAACCATTTTTAGGTTTTGATGAAACAACTGGTGATGGTAAAAATTTAGCATTACAAGATATTCGTTTCTCGAGAACAATAAATCGTATTCAACAAACAATGTTGCAAGAATTAAATAAGGTTGTTATTATACATCTTGCAATCTTAGGATTTGATGAGGACTTAGATAATTTTACACTAACATTAAATAACCCATCAACACAAGCTGAAATGCTTAAGGTTGAGCATTTACAATTAAAAATGACACTTTATAAAGATGCGGTATCTGATGTTGGTAACGGATTTGCTGCTATGTCTATGACTCGTGCAAGACGTGAAATATTTGGTTGGTCAGATAACGAAATCAAACAAGATTTTCTTGAACAACGTATTGAGAAAGCGGCATCAGCTGAATTAGCTAATTCATCTAATGTAATAAAACATACTGGTATGTTTGATGTTGTCGATAGGATATATGGCGATATTAACCTTGCTTTAAAAGGTGGTGGAGAAGCACCAGCTGAAGGTGAAGGTGCACAATCTGGTGGTGGAGGAGCCTCTGGTTTAGGTGGTGGATTTGGAGGTGGTGGAATCGCACCTGAAGATTTAGATTTTGGTTCTGAGACAGGTGCCGAAGCTGGAGCTGAGACAGGGGCTGAAGCTGGCGCTGAAGCTGGAGCTGAGACAGGAGCTGAAGCTGGCGCTGAAGCTGGAGCTGAGACAGGAGCTGAAGCAACAGCTGAGACTGTTAAAAAGATTGAGAAGTTACTAGTTGAGGAGAGAAAGGTTTTAAATGAGAAATTAGCGATGAGACAAAAAAAATATCAAAATAGATTTTTTACAAAATTAATTGAATCGGTTAGTAAGGATGAAATGCCGATTAATAATGTTAAAATGACGGATAAAAATGTTAAGATAAACGAGACAGTAAACTCTATGATAAAAGATATAGATGAAATGTTAGGTCAATAGTAATTTTTAAATTAATAATGATATTTATTATAAAATAAACGAAATGCAAAATTTTGGTAAAATAAAGACAGTTTTTAATAACTTACTAGTTGAGGGCCTTGTAACAAAGGATGCTAAAAAAAAGGAGTTATTTAAAATATATGTTAAGACAATAAAAGAGAGTGAAATTCTCAAGACTCAATTTTTAATATATAATAATATTGAAAAAAAGATAGAAAGCGACCCAGTTTCAGCTAACATATATGTAAGTGAAAATATTAAATTGCTTCAGAAATTTCCTGTGGATAAGATTATAGCTGAAAATAATAAATTAGCTAATCTTATTAAGAATGATGTTAAATTAAATGAGGATTATGATTTGGTAAAATTACATGAATCAATAACCAATTTAATTACAACTAAAAAAACACCAAAAAATATTGATTTAATTACAAAAGAGACTAAGAATGTTATTGACTATATTACAACAAACAAATTAACTGAAATACAAGAGAGTGTTGAACTACCGATAAGCATGCTTAGTAGTTTAATGGCTGAAAAGTATAATGAAAAATACTCATCAATTGATGAAACAGAAAAGAATATCTTAAGAGTTATTTTACAATCAACACCAGAAGAAAGAGTTAATCAATATAAAGAAATGATTGGTGAATGTCTTACTATTATTGAGCAATTAGTTTTAAGTGTTGATAAAGAAGCGAAGGATAAATTATTAATGGTTAAGGATAAACTCAATGAGGATGTTGAGGTAAACGATAACAATTTTATTAATAAATTAACTAAAATAATAGAGTTAAAAGATAATTTAAAAAATTCAATCTTATGATGCAAAAAATGGTTTCAAAAAACGAGAATATTTCTAAACTAAGATGTTTAGTCGAAGAACTTTCAAAGAATGATGTTGTAACAATTGAATATAAGGATTTATTATTAGAAATTAATGACATAATAAATCAAGAAATGTGTCCTTACGAATGTTGTTCCGAAGAAAAACTTTCATGTTACGAGAAATTATTTTCAAAAATAAAAATAATATTAAATGTAATTAAAAATTAATAAGATGGCTGGACAAGAAACTTGGGG